AACTGCAGCGTTAGTGCCTAGCGTTCCGTACATCATGCCTAGCAAGATACAACCCATCGTATCCTCATGCGTGTTACCTGCATGAATAAGGATCTCACTTCGGCCAGGGACATCCTGAACATGGTAGCACCGCCCAAACTTAGGCGATTTATGCGCTACTACCTCGTAGATCCCGGTCGGGATGCAAGAGCGGCCCCGCTCATTATGCCGCCATGCATCCTCCAGGGTGACAAACATAGGTCGCCCATCCAGACACATAACGCCTAGCGTTGCATTGTCATGCTCTGCTACGCGCACCAGCTTCAACATTACGCCTCAAGCTCTGCAATGCGAGCTTCTAGCGCCTCAACCTTTGTATTTAGCTCCTGAATTGCTTTGCACAAAACAGCAGTTAAACGATCATAACTTACGCCAGCCGGCTCACCATCTGCATCGCAAGGGGCTAGTTCTGGAATTACTCCAAATACTTCATCAGCAATAAATCCCACATCCTCGCGTGATTGTTCGCTTGCATGATAATTAAATTGGCAAGGATTCAACTGCAGTACGTCCTCAAGTCCATACTTGGAAGGGCGTATATTTTCTTTGGCCGATCTTTTGGAAGTGTCATAGGTCCAGGCAAATGTAGTGGTGTTCCACTTCATGGGCCAAGTACCAGCACCAGCAACAATTCCTCGGACTCTGGGAGCTGCATTGAAAAAAAGCAGGGGCACAGCATCATACGCGCCACCAATAATGCTACTGTAACCACCAATTGCTACAGTAGTGGTACCTCCGTTGCGCGCAACAAGAGCGCCACCACCAGCGGTTCCACTTGTTCCGCCATCTACTGACACATATTGTTGGCCGCTTGCACTTCCTGCAGCAATAACTTCAGTGGTTGTAATAGCTGTAGTACGGCCCATTAACAACTGGCCGGAGCTGTTAATGCGCCCACGCTCTGTAATGGTGCCAGACCCATCGGAAGTAGTTCCAAAAACAAGGCGTCCTGGCATGTCAGCGGAAGCACCGGGAGTACCATCCACCGAAGCTGTTATAGATGCCGCTGCCGTATATCCAGAACCATTTGCACCCCAAAAGACAAGGTTACCAAGGTTATCTCCGCTGTTTACAATAGTATTGCCCGCAGTGGTAGCGGCCCGATTCTTCATCAAGCTCAAAGTTGGCCCGTTTGCATCAGCACTAAATTGCCGAAATGCAACGTCCGTGCTTGTGTTGTTTACGGATACGCCCGCTACAATTTGCCCATAAGTAACCGAATCAGTAGACGCCGATCCACTACCAAGATTAGTGAGTTTGAAATTGCCAATATTAAGGTTTCCAGTAGCAGCGTTGCTACCATCCTTGTTCAAACAGCTGGTAATGCCCGTGGTAAAATCATTGTCCTGCGTATCGTGACGGCCAGCCTCAATGCCAATACCTAGCCCTGCATCGCCTGCCCAACCACCCGTTGCATTGTTCGCCTTTGTGTAAACTCCACCGCTCCACGGCATAAATCACCTTTATGTAAATCGTTTTTCTTTTGCTAGTACGGACTCAACGTACCGCGCTGTTTCCTCTGGCAACCGCCTTGGTAGCCGGTCGGCATAGCGCAATATGTTTGCCCAAGTTTTTGTTTTACCCTTCTTGTCCAAATAGTTCAGGGATTTTCTGACATTGCCCGGCCCCCAATTGTAAGCAGCAAGGGCTAACTTTTCATCACCAAACTGCTTCATTAACTGGCCAAGGTACCTTGTTCCGCCCTCTACGTTTTGCTCCGGATCAGTCGGATCAATTCCCAATGCTTCTGCAGTAGCGGGCATTAACTGCATTAACCCAACAGCGCCAGCCTCACTTTTGGCTTTTGGGTTGCCGCCAGACTCTTGCAAAATAATTGCCTTCACCAATGACGGACGTATCCGACTTGCAGTTTGTTCCTTTTCAACCGCAGGTGTTGGCGTAGCAGCAGTAACGCTTGGCTGTACGTTCATAATGTCAGCCATTAAACTATCCATCTCTGTTCCAGCTATACTAGCAGCGCCAATGCCACCTATCCCAAGCGTAGTAGCAGGCGGCACCCCTAGTGATGGACCTGCAGGCTTCTCCGACACTGATTGTAATCGTCCTAACGCCTCTGGCAAACTAGCTGCTGTTCCACGCTGCGCTCCTGTTGATAGGGCATTTAACAACTGATAGCTTTCCACCAAAGGACGAACGCGCATCAACGTTTGGCTAGCTGTTCCCGGCGTAAAATACGTTTCAGCCAATTGACGGTATAGTTGTGCATCTTCAGGCGCAAAAATCTTGCCTAACGCTTCTGCAAATTTACCACCTAGCGCCTTCTGTGCAGCACTGGCAATGCGCTGAATGTCCTCACCTTCTGCTCGCAGAGGTTCTGTAGGCGATCCAACAAAATACTTTCGTTGCCCCTGAAGAATTTCTAGTTCCGTTTGCAAACCTTTAGCGACGCTTTCGCCTTCGGTTCCAAGGGCAGCGCGGATACGCTCCTTGCCTAGCTTGGATTCCACCAAACGAGAAATACGGCCCACTGCATTTTCTGGGGCTTTCTCCGCAATGTTTTGTAAATAAGAACGAACGCCCTCATTCCATTGCTGCAGTTTGCCAGCCTTAGCGAAGTTTTCGCGCAATGATGCGATAACCTCGGGACGCTGTGTAAAAATCTGTCCCAAACTTTCGGGACGATCTGGATCAAAATCCCTTATCAATGAAAACTTTGAAGCCTCCAACTCATTGAGAGGTTGACTAGCTTTTTTATATGCTAGACGAGCATCTTTATATGTTTCAGATGCATTTTCTAAATGCTTTTGTAGTTTCTTCTTTGTTTTGGCTAATAGTCTTGCCTCATTTGGTCCTGCTGCAGCAATTTTATCGCTTAGGATACGTCTAGCTTGATCCAAAATCTCCAAGGAATTGTCTGGCAGTTTGTCATTGTCGCCAAACTTCTTAACCGTGCGAATCGCCGACTTCAATGACTTGTCTTGAGCTATAAGGCGATCAAGTTGAAACGAAACAATGTTTTTAGCTTCTGAACGCGCTTTGTCATACAGCAGCTTTGCTTCTGCGCTTCTGCCTTCGGTAATTTTGTCAACAATGCTTTCAGCTGCTTCAATAAATTGCTTTGTGCCACGAGTAGGACTTACAGGTAGCGCAATCCTATCAAGCAGTACATTGATTCTGCTTTCAGCTTCAGCGGCGCGGCCCTCAATCGCCTTGCCAGCATAGGTTACCCCACCCGGACTAATGGTAGTACGCTTTGCCGATTGGTACACTGCTGGGCTTTGCACTGCTTCTGGTAGGAACAATGGAATACCTTCTGCCTCTGCTCCCAATGCGCGAGCAATAGCGGTGTCAATATCGCCTAGTGTTCCCTCTGACAGTTTTTTTGCAACTACAATGTCTGCAGGACTAATGCCAGCAACGGTACCGCTTGGAATGTTCATTGCACCGCGCTCTGACGCAAGAGGCAATGACCTAGCGTTAGCTAATGCTTGAACCAATCGCTCCTTAGTAAGTCCTGCCTCTGCTAGCTTGCCGCCTACATAGGATGTAGCACCACCTAACGTTTTGGCTAATATGGGCGTACCAATTCCGCCAATAGCGCCGCCCATCAAGCCACCGACTAAGCGGTTTGATAGCTCTTCCCCTGCTGGCGTTGCCATCGTAGGCTCTGCAGCACCCGCTCCCTGCAAAGCTCCCTGCGCTGCGCCAATGCGTGCTAATTGGAAAACTGTGGGAGATATTTTCGCTGCTGTTTGTCCTAAAAGCAATTCGCTTCCCAAACCAACAGCTTTCGTAGCTGGTCCAGTCAATGCCAGCGGCAAAATGCCTCCAGCGACACTTCCCGCTAAAGATGCATATGGGGATTGTTGGGCTAGTGTCTGCCCCATTGTCCCATATTCCCGCATAATTTCTGAATATGTTCGTGGGCTTAAACTAGCTTCTAGTCCTGCTGCGGCTTCACGCCCAAAGCCTAAAGCCAATGCATCGGCAAAGTTGCTGCCAAATGCCAATCCTGTATCCAAATAACCAAGGCGGCTTTTTTGTGCATCAATTGCAGCTTGCTTTGTAGCATTTTCAGTTATCAACTGACTGAGTAACGCCTGCTTTTGTTCGGGAGGCAACAAAGCTGGATTGGCAGGGGTATAGTTTAGTGGCTCTGCACTAACGCTACCGCCATAGCCCATGATGTCTGTCATCAGCGCGTCTAACTCACCTGCCACTTTGACCGCCTTGATAAATACCCTGCGCCTCAGTCTGTAATGCCCTAATCCGTTGTGGATCGGTTATTCCAGATTGCAACTCGGCTTTAATCTCACGCATGCGAATAACTTTTGGATCGTCTCCCTGCTGCCCGTAGTAAGTGCGCCCAAGTTTTTCCAAATTAAAATCAGGCAATCCCAAAGCCTGTGCTTGCTTCAACGTATTATTCACTTGCGTGTTGTATGCCTGCCCAACCATTTGAGTAATTACGTTGGAAGCCTGTACCATTTCTGCAATTGCTTGCGGAGATAGCCGAGGCTGGCTAGAAGCAAGATTGCTAATAAATTGTTGGTATTTGTCAGCCGCACTTTGCTGATCTGCGGTTTGAGTATACTCACCTAACGTAACCGCACTGTCAGGATCAGAGGCTTTCTTAGAAAAAGTAATCATTGCATCAATGTTGGCGCGAGTAGGATTGGCAGCTAAAGCCTGAATGGTTGCGTTGAAACGGCTAAGTTTATCGTAATCCTTAACAACTTGTTTCTGAGTGAATCTGTCTGCAAAATCAAAGGCTGCTTTGTCTTGCTGCGATTTGATTGCTGTGTTTCTTGCAGGTGCTTCAATCTTTTCTTTAATCTTTTGCTGCCTTTCATACAGATCCAATTCCTGCTGTTGCCTTGGTGTTAATCCCCCACTATCAACCCCACCCATCATGGTGCCATACTCGCCCTGCAAACTCTTAGGTATATAACCTTCCTTCATTCCCGCAACCAACAAAGCATCCCGCAAACTTTGTTGACGGTCAGTAGCAGCTGCCTGATTCTGCAAAATGTTCATTTTCAACTGTGCCCCAAGCTGACGAAGCGGCGCTGCGTCTTCTTGAGCAAGGATAGTATCCAAGGATTCCATGTTTGGAGCTTTAAGCGCTTGGGTAATGTAAGGCTGCAAAGCGAGGTTTTGCTCCATTGCTGACTGCCTAGCTTGATACCCGAGTAATCCAGCAACCAAATTAGCTCCTAAGCCAATGGCTAGGTTTTGCTGCCAGCTGCTATAGGGGTTCATTAGCAACGGACTGCTTTGAGCCAAACTCATTGCGCCAATGCCCCAAGGTGTTTCACCGGGCGCTACATTCAATCCAGTTAATGCTTGAGTTAAGGTATCAGCCATATTTACCTCGTTAATCCGCTACCTATTCCAGCGCCAAGACCGCTTACAAAGGGGCCAACAAACTGATTGCCAATGCTTGTCCCCTGTTGAGGATTTCCATACTGCTGAATTAAAACTGCATTTGCAGCATCACGCTGCGCCTGCGCTTGTATTTGTGCGGCTTGTACGGATGCACCAGATGACATGCGTTGCGCTTGTAGCTGTGCTTGCCGATTCTTTTCTTGCTGCATTGCTTCTTGTTCTGACAAGTAGGGGATCTGCCAACCAGGTTGCATCGTTTGAGCAACTGCCAACGGATACTGCAAGCCTTGCATATATTGTCCAAAGCCTTGCTGCTGTGACTGCATGCCTAGCTGATATGCCTGGGACTGTGCTGACAACCGGGCATCGTTTTGTGACCGTTGCATAGCTTCATATTGCAGTTTGTATGCATCACTGTTTGGATCAATTCCTTGAGACATCATCTGCTGCTGAAAATCTTGGTTCTGCCGTGCAAACTGCGGATCCATCTGACGGTTAAATTGATCCATTACACTAGCTTGGGCCTGCTCTAGTGCCTGAACGTATCCCTGCTCTGGGGCTTTGCCATACAAATCATACGGATTAAATTGACCTGCTAGATCACCTGCACGGTTCATGGCGTACATGCTTTCCATGCTCATTTCATCCAAGCGCCGTTGGTCGGGCTGATTTCTCCATTGCCCCTCAGTAATCAAATCCCGTCGCCGGCTTGCGGCATTGCCACCGCCAGTTGCCCGATTGCCTCCAGCCCCTTGAGTGGCAGGATTTCCGTAACTTTTGATAATGTTACCTTGTGGATCTCTCCAGCGACCCCGGCTGACCCGTGTATAGGCATCGGCTTTTAATGTTGCCGATGGATCCTTTTTCATTGCCGTTTGACCTGCTTGTGGTGCCATAAGTTATACCTGCCCGCCTAGATCGTACCGTATTTCAAAGCCAATAATTTGTAACGGGGAATTTTCCAAAGTCCCACCGAAGCGAATAGCTGCACAATGCCCTTGCCCCTTAGCAGAGTACCTATCGTAAATGTACTCAACGTCAGCAGACCACGGACTGCCCCACGGACTACCCCAGGGAGTAAAAGTACCTCCGGATGTAGTGCTAGTCGTGATAACTGATTGCCGCTTAAAATCAGTGTCTAGTCCCAATGCAACTTGCGTACCTCGTTTGGCCTGAAGTAGTGGGCGGATATCAACAAAATGTTTAAAATTGCCTCTGCTGCCATAGAAACTAAAAGCACTACGTAAAGCATAGCTGATCGCGCCTCCCGTGTAGGTGGATGTTTTGGCATCGGCATATCCAGTCTCACCTTGCCAGACAATGCCGGTAGATGAGCCATAAAATGGAAGCGTGTTAAACGTATCGCTTGATTGACAATCGGTATCTTGGTTAAGCGCAAACAGTGTCCACGCTTTGGAATCAATTGAGTACACCAAAAACCTGCAACCTGTCCCTGACGTTGGTACTGTGAAATACACACGCCTACCGATAGGCCAGTAAAATCCAGTCCATAAGTTACTAAAAGGAGTTATTTTAGCGTATGCAGAGATAAGCGGGTTAATTTTTTGAGATACTACGTTAACTGCTTGCTCTGGGTCCAACTGGAACAAAGCAGACAAAGGCACCACACCCTGCTCAGTGAGAATCCAAACATCATTGTTAACGTTAACAAACGCACTACGCCCAAGCGGTTTGCCAATAAAGAAGTGAGCAACTAATGCCCAAGGTGTCGTTGCATCATCTGGAGAAGTTCCTTGATAAAATACAACTTCACCTTCTGTGCTTATTGCAAAGAACAAATCTTCGGTCGTAACGTTACGAATGTTTGTATACGTTCCAACAAAACAAACAGATCCCCCGTGACGCATGATGTACTGAAAATCATACGATTTAAAGGTTGGTGCGCCACCTGTAAATGTTTCCTGTAGTGTAGTGCAATACCACATTTTCATGGATTGCTGTTCTACGAAATACAATCGCTCCCGGTAGGACGAAACGCTGATTAGATCCGTTAGTGTTAATCCTACTCCGCTTCCTGTTATGTTAGCAGCTATGCCTGTACCGCTATAAACCTGCGGAGTATCAATTCCATTTGTTAGGTAAATTCTGTCAGCAAACAGCTCGTAATCCCAATACCCGGAACTGTACCCACCAACCTTGCTAATGTTTGTAATGACGCCACTTTCATCAATGGCAAATAGTTGGGTAGCTTGGGCAACAATCAATTGAGAAGTGCCATCAGCTAATGGCAGCTCTTTCATGAACTGAATTTCTCCAGCTACGCCACCACTAGCGGTTGCAAGGTCAGCAAATTGCTCGTACCCCAAGCGCACTGTTGGCGCTCCAGCACCGGGAAAGATGTTGGTAAGTTCCAAGGCACAAGCCGGATCCATATTGTCAATTGGACTAACTAAGTCCAATCCCAACGATGGCGGCGGCATTGTGTAACCTTGAAATGGCATTAAACCTACCTACCTCTATAAGATCCTAGATATGGCGAATACCCCAATGTTGAATTTGTATATCCTGGCATTACATTGGTGTTTTGAGGCAAATTATAGCCAGACCCAATAGACCTATAAATTGGGTTCTGCGCTTGATTTAGATCATACCCACCCGATCCCATCGGGGAATACACATCCCTTGCGGGTCCTTTGCCGTTCGGATATCCAGGCTGCTGCACCATGTTGTTATACATATCCGTTGCATAGCCCTGTGCAGGATTGCGGTTAGGCTGGTTAGGCATAACACGCCCACCCGGACCTGTTAGTTGTCCTTGCGTGTTGCGATACACCCCCGGAGACAGTCGTGTTAGTGGTCCACGATCTCCCTGTGGTCGCATAGGGTCGGCTATGCGGTCAGGATAGGCTTGGGGCATGCCCATTCTATCTGGCCCTCTGGAAAAGCCTGGATCCCTATTAGTAAACTGCCCGGTTCTTTCGTCAAAGTTTGGATTGCCTCCGGCGTAGGCTTGCCCACCAAGACCTGCAGCAATTCCAGAACCAAGACCTCCAACAACATTTGCTGGCGTTCCCTGACCGTACTGAGACATTCGTTGAGCTGCTTGTTGTGCCGCTTGATTCAATCCTGCTTGCTGTGCCTGTAACCCCTCCTGCATTGACGCTTGGCGGTATGGACTGTTTGCTGGCATTTCAGGGGATGGTTGAACGGCAAACTGCATAGGGTTTTGGTTTTGTCTATATATGTCCTGATCGTACTGCTTTAATGCTTCATTACCCCCAACCCTTCTTACACCTTGTCTTTCAGCTTCGTTTATTGCCTGCTGACGGGATAATTGGTCCATGCCCTGCTGTGCCTGCTGCATTGTTGCTTGCCGGTTTTGGTAGTTAGCTTGGTCAAACTTCTTTAGACCTTGGCTACCCTGCTCGGCTCTTATAGCTGCCCGCTGGGGAGATACCTGCATTGCTGATCGTGGCATTGGCTTCATACTATCATTCCTTCCATTACGAATTATTTACCCTGTGATGGCTCTAGTGGTTTGCCTGGACGTTGCAGATAAGCCTGATCCAAAGCATCCCGTAAACTTTTAGCTTTAATCATTTCACCTGTATCAATCCGGTATAGCCCAGGAGATACGCGCAATGCGTTACCTTCTTCTGGACGAATTGGAATGGCTGCAGAACTAGAAGCTGGGATGGCATTTTCTAATCCCGAAGATGATTGTCCTGCAGGAAACTGATTGGCCAGGGACATAAAAGTGTCGTACTGTGACTGGCTTATATTGTTTTCATCAAACAGTTTCTGTGTATTTGCCTTGATTACATCCGAAGTAATGCCTAGCTGATTAGCAAAATGAAGCACGTTATTTTTAGCAATCCCGTAATCATCACCCGCATTGCTTTGAGCTGCGCGAGAAAACAGTAGGTTCACATTTGAGCCATTTTGGCCGCTTAATCCCATGCCCGTTACCATTGCACCAGTAAGAGCAACGGTATCATTGTAAGAAGGAGTCTCTTCAATGCGTTTATCAAACTCTTTCCAGCTTAAGGGCTTACCATCCACGCCAAAATCAAACTTGCTTCCATCAGCAAGCGTACCTAGATATTTATCGTCAAGAATACCCGCATCTTTCATGCCAGCGCGAACTTGATCGCGCTCCAATTGAGCCCCCCCTTTGCCACTGGTCATCATTTTTCCAATGCTGCGCTTGCCCATAAAACGCAAAGCGGTATTAGGTAGAAATCCCAACATGTTTACGCCTTGATTAGCCCAATCTTCTCTTGTCCCTTTTCCTCTTAAAATATCTTTTCCACCAGTTTCATAAGCATTACTTAGCGTCATTGCTGCTAATGCAGCTATGCCTAATGGTGTGGCAAGTGCTCCAAGTCCTGCGCCTGCAGCTGTAGTTCCTGCTCCAGCGCCAGCGCCAGCAGCACCAGCACCTCCAGCAACACCAGCACCTCCAGCTCCAGCAGCACCTCCAGCTCCAGCAGCACCCAAACCAGCCGCCGAACCTCCAGCAGCTCCGGCAGTTCCAGCTGCTCCTGCGGCTCCTGCGGCTCCGGCTCCAGCAGCAGTTCCACCGGCTGCAGCAGCTCCGCTTCCAAAAAGTCCTCCTAAATAGCTCCCACCAACCATTCCCGCAACACTTCCAGCCGTCCCAATCAAGCCTGCAGTTTGCTGTTGCCCTGCTCGCTCTTTAGCTTGCTCTTCGGGCGTTTTAGGAGGTCCAAAGTTTTGTAATACGGCAGCATACGCATCCTGACTACGGACACCTTGCCCGATCAGTGTCATGTAATACTGCTGCGGCGTCATTCCAGATTGAGGAGGAGGTAAAGCCATATAAATCACTTTATGTAAATCGTTTAGATCCAAGTCCCAAATACAGCGGTTCCACTACGCGCAAATAGTTCTGCCCTAGTGTGCCCGCCAGCGTAAATTATTTTACCTGGATTCTGCTTGCTAAAATCCTCATTGGCCTGCACCAAATACCTTGGCTGAATGTTATCCAGCCCATGTATTTCAGCAAACCGCTCTAGCATGCCCATCTCAAGTGTTTTCTCGTTAAAAAGAGATACGTCAGTATCCGCAATAAACTCCTTGTATGGACCATCATAATAGGTCCAGGTAACGCCACCATCTGAAGCACTCCCGCTTGTATGCGTTGGAGGAGTTGCTCCGCTTACTCCACCCGCTGTGGTTGTGTAGTAATTGCCGTTATAGAAAGTGTATGCAGCTGCGGCATACGACGTTGCAGTTACCCACGTTGCAGGACGAACTCCACGGTCGGCAATGTATTCAAAAATAATTATCTGCCCATTATTAGCTGCTGAAGGCGTTGGGCTAATAAGCAATTCACTATTGGTAACGCCCCTGATTTGAAACCGCTGATAAACTGTAGTGTTTAACCCGTAGCCACGAATTTCAGCGTATTCCTGTTCGCTCATTGGACCAAGAACGCGCCAGCGGGTTGAGCTATTCCAAAACGTCTCGTAATGGTAATAGCTAAACGCCGCTGGCAACTGATAGGTAGCTTGTCCCGCAACAAGTGTGAATGATCCGCTGGCATACAACTTGGGCCAGGGATACATAGCCATCAACTCATCGTTGATCCGTTGTGCAATTGTACGCAACTGTTTCGTAGTCGTTTCGGTTGAAGTCATTATGGTTGACTCAACCGAGTACCCGGCTTCATTAGCGACATTTGTTACAACGGTTGAAAGCGTCATACTTTTCTAGGGCGTCCTCGTCGCTTAGGGGCTTCAGCTAGTTCATTGTCTAGTGATTCCTCACCTTTGTCAGCCTCAAATTCTACAGGCTCAAAATGGCGCACTGGCGCTCTCTGAGGCCGCAGATCCGTTCCTTCCAATCCTTCAATGCGCTGCAGCATAAGCTCCAGTTGGTGCTCCAACCGTGCTGTACGAGTTTGCTCACGATCTAACAACTGCTTAAGTTTAGTCACCTCAAACTGAGACGAATTAGCAGCAGCTAGCCAGTCATGCGCCATTTTTACAAACTTGGACAAAGGCCCTAGCTTACGCTTTACCTCATCGGATGCCTCTCCTAACTGCTCAACAGTGCGAAAGCCAATATGCTGCAGCTCGCGCATAGCCGAACCATTCATAAGCGGCCATTCAGATAGGGGAGTCCCGCTCTCAACAGGCGTGTTGCCTACCTGAAAACCTGCATAAAGCTCTGGATATTCCGCAACGTCCTGCGGCTCAATGCGCCTAACCGTCTCATCACCACCCGGCCACTGAATAGAAATACTGGGAATTTCATCAAAAATAGGACGGCCAGCTTGCGCGCTTTTTTCTCTATTCTCGTTATAAGCATTAAAGAATTTCACGTTTGCACCTGAGTACCGCTTTTTAGGAGCGCCCACACCCATGATGCTGTTCCAATCAATCGTAGCCATTTGTTTCCCTCATAAATGTCCCACCTCAAGTTTGGTGTCGGCATAATGCCAACTAACTGCCATGAGGGGGACCGTTTGCTAAATCATCACACCGACACCAAATTTAGGGCGTTGCCCATTTTGCCTTCAGATAGTTTTCTAGCTTAATAACGTCGTCATCAGCCAACCGTGAATTATACAGGCACAATTCAGCTATGCCGCCATTCCAAAAGTTATTAACAAACGTAGCACTTTGCGTACCAATGGCTAGTGTAGCAGTTGCCGTTGTTGCTACAGAATTTGTGCTTAAGCGAATAATGCTAGCTTTGTTCAACCGCACAAAACAGCTAGCGCCTACACCAGCAGAAACTAAGTGATAGGTGTTGTCAGTTAGCGCACCATAAGGGCCAGCAACTTGTGGGGTTTGTCCGTTGTTAAACCCGTTGCCAATACCGAAAAATTCTTTAGTAAGCCACGCATTAGCAGCGCCGCCTGTAGTAGAAAAACCTCGGCCAGAAGTTCCAAGAAACCCATGCGACCAAATGCCGCTGTAAGTCGCTGTTGTCCAATTCTTAGAAACAACTGCCAGCATGCTCCACGGACCAACAGAAATAGATCCTGCAGTCATGTAATCCGCAGTGCCATCAAACACTACGGCTGGCAAACTGTTTTGTGCGCTGGCTGTTAAAGTGGGCTTATTTGTTGCTGTGCTTTGCGAAAAATTGTTACCTGCAGTGCTTTGATCAGTCCACGCACTGACTTTGTTGCTACCATCGGCAGTAACTCCGACATCCGCTTTTAGCCACAAAAACAGACCGCTTACACTCTTTGGTGTAAAAACCGAAGCACCTCTTACGGTGCTGGTTAGAGCTGTTCCACCAACCCCAATCAACATATTTAGTACAATGCTACAAGGCTGGTTGCTGTAGTGGCTGCCATAACGCGAGCAACAAACACCGGAATCAACACACCCGCAGGGACTACCAGGGTTACAGCAGATGAATCGTCAACTCCCTTAAGTACCAAATTACCAGCAGCACCCACCCAAATAGCCCGTGCTCCTGTAAGGTCCGTGGAATCGCTTGGCGTGACTGCAGCAAGTCGCCTAGCACTAAACATTGCGGTGGGATTAGAGGGAGTAAAATCTGGCATAGCATCCTCAAAAAGTTGGGGGGATTGCTCCCCCCATTGTTACGCGCCCTTAGTCATCTTAAGAGCATAGTAGCTAGTACCATTGCTCATGCAGATAAAGAAGTTTGTATCGGCATTGTTATCCTTGATTACACCAAGGAAACCCGATCCCGTTGTTGCAGCAGCTCCAAATGCAGTAACCATCTCTGCCTGTGTCGGCAGTGCATCAGTTACGTTATCAATAGCCTGCTTGGTGCGAACACCGGCAGCAGTAGCTACAACCTGTCCGGTTGGAGTAACTGTTCCAGTAAAAACGCCATCGGCTACTGCGCTTGCCAGTTCACCCGGCATGCCCAATCCCATCAGCGTAATAGTTCCTGCCATATAAAATCCTTATAAAAGGCGGGGCTGCTATACTAGCCAGCCCCTTATCAATTACAGATTGGAGTAAATTGAACCAAATGCCTGTACTTCAACATTTGATCCAGATCCCGCATCCGTAGTTAGACCAACAACACCGCTGATTACGCCAGCAGTAACGCTATCGTCCAACACGCCAGCAGTAGCCGTAGTGTAAAGTTTAGTTCCAGCTACATACGAAGCTGCTACCTTTACCTTTATTCCGACTCCAGTTCCTCCACCCTCGCCAATAAATACCCAAAGGTACTCATTGGTAGCTGCAGCAACTTGAGCGATTCCAACACCCTTGGGCGGTGTTGAAGCATTAGTTGTAGTGACAGCAGTAAAACCGCCATCTTTATCAACAATGCCAGCCTGATACTGCGTGATAGTGCCTGCTGCCTTTACAAACATCCACCTACCGCGCTTATCAGACCCAATATCCAGCACCTTTGCAGGTAGCGGAATCGTTGTGCCGTCCCAACTGCGAGTAGAATTTACACCTTGCGATCCATTCAATGACATAATTCAATCCTCCAACAATTAAGCGTAAATAACAGCCTGAAGTGCGGGAGCAGAACAACACAGATTGCCCTCTACGAGTATCACCGTAAAGAAAGCATCCTGGTCAATCGGACGAGTCATCTCTGGAGCGAGGGGCTTGAAGTCAGCTCCACGAACCATGTCAAACGTCCAATACTTGGTGTTCATAAGGCGGCAAGAATTTGTCTCAAGCACTGTTGAGCCAAATCCACCGTCAAACACAAAGTCGCAACCGTCATAGGACAAAGCACGGAAACCACCTACAGCCTTCTTTGCAGGAAGCTGAATACGCTGAATTGCCGTAAGGGAACTGTGCAAGAACTTCCAAGCAGTACGATCCATGAGACCAAGATCCGGCATCTCATCGCCACGGGTAACCTGTGACAGAGTATCGGTGATAGTTTCTTGAACGTTTGCTGCCGTAAGGGTCGTATTTACAGCAAGATTGCGTGCCCAAGTATTGGTAGCGCGATCAATCTGTCCATAGGTACCCGATGTTGGCGAAGTAGAAACAGCCTTCTTGATACCATCAAACTCAAGTCCACCGCTGCCTGTGCCATCGCCACGAAGCGAGGTAGAAACGGTATTCTTAAGCCTGCTGATTGCTGCCTTCATCTTCATTTCTGCAAGGTCAAGCAGCTGTGCCTGGTCGCGGTTTGCACGGCGATCACGCCCTGCAATTGCTACTGGCTCATAGCACTGCTTAATTGCAAAACGAAATGCGGTAGCATCATCAATTGCATCAAGGTTAAATGACGAGAATCCTGAGTAGAAACCGCCTACAGCTGCATCATTGTACATGATGGGCTTGCGAAGCTCATATCCACCAGAAAACTTACGAATTAGACCCTGATCATCAAGACTCTTGAGAAGCGGGTTGTGGTGAAGCACCTCATCCGCAATAGAATCCGACTGATCAAAGAGGGTTGCTACAATTGCCTCTTCCAAATTAGCCATTTGTTATCCTTAAAATTTATGGATAACCCGGCCAGTTTGGAGCTAATCGCCCGTCATCCTGCGCCGCAGGTTATCCCGTATGTCTTTTGTTTGTACGCTGGGAGTTCCGCTTCCTGCAGAGCCAGATATGGAGCGCGAGGCTGCTTTAGCTTTTTGAGCTACGGCCTGCTTTTGATCAACTACCGACTTTGCAACCATCGCATTACTGAGGTTGGAAAAGGTCGCGTTTCCGGCAATTACATAATTATAGGCGGTTTCCAGAACTTGTTCTGGTCCGCTATATTTACCGGTCTGTGAAAGCGCCGCTACTATGGGGGCCATTTCTGCTTCCAACTGCGAAGCTGTTTCGGGGTCCCTAAACAGTGGTTTGCTCTTTATAAACGATTCTACAACTCGCTCATTGTAGTAGGCAACGGCTTTTTGTTCTTGCGCTTGGTGTGCTGCCTGTAGCTTTTCATCTGCAATGCGCTCCGCATCCTCACGAGTGAGGTAATCAACAGGCGGCTGATTGTACCCATTCTGCTCTGGTTGCTGAATCAAATCGTTGACGGATAGACCATAAGCATTGAGCCACTCAACCGCCGTTGCGTAGGGGTCCTTCTGCATTGCACGATCCCAGGCGATACTTCGTCTAGCAACATCGCTAATGGTAATACCCTGCTTGGCGTAATCATCCTCGTACTGCTTGATCGCATCAAACACGCCACTGGTTTGCTTTTTAAGGTCCTCTACTTCCTGCACCCGGCGCTGGTAATCGCTGCGGGTTTCGTAAGCTCTACGGTTCAAATACTGCTGCAGGACATGGGCATTGGTGGTGCTTGGGTTTAGGAACGCATCCTTTTCTGCCTTATTCATGTCAGCAGGTGGAACAAGCTGCACCACCTCGGCTGCAGGGGTTGCTGTAGCTTCTACGGACGTTCCTTTTGACGAAGCCTCCTCAGCTCCCTCTGGAACATCCATCTTGCCAGCTGCCGCTTGCTCATCTTCTGCCTTAAAATTCTGTTTTAGAGCACGTCCAAAACTAAGCGGCTCTTGAGTCCGTTCGGTAGTAACCTCAGTATTAGTGGTCTCGTCCTGGTTATTGTTTTCAGTGTTATCCATTTAGCCTATCCCTCACTTGGCTCATTACTCGTTTAACTAACTCACTTTGGCGACGCTCCGATCCCTTTTGTGGATCGTAACCCCGATCATACGCATCCCCAATTTCTACCGCTCCTGCAGCTTTGTATGCTTCTCGCAACTTAGCTTTGCTTGTGTATATTTCCTTTGGGTTTAGTGGATTGCGGGTTGGTTCCATTTCATCTTGAATGAACAAATCCCGCGCATTGGATTGTACCCGGCGCTGCACTTCCTCAATTGGAACAACCTTAAGTTGAATAGGGCACCATTGAAACAGTTTATACTTACTCATAATCATCCATTGCTAGCAGCAACAATATCATCCGTATTTGCTTTCGCTTCTTGTCTGTAACCTGCGTATCGCTCAATTTGCTGCGTAAAGTTGTGGCAAACCGTGCTTTGTCCAAGTTCTTTGGAAGCTCCACCTTTGCCTGCCGTTCAGACAGTATTTTTGCAGCTAACTGTTCCTCGTATAAATCCTCTTCCCGTTTGTTTCGCCTCTTCCTATAAACATCAAGAATGTCGGAAGTGTCAGTAGCAACTACCGCACCGCCATATTGCTTGGGGTTTAGTAATAGAATCAAACTCATTGATACTTAATGATGTAGTTAACAACAAGGTAAGGAGGATTAGCCGTCCCTGTATCGCTTGGCGTGGTGCTGCCGGATGTCATTGCGGCGTTGCCATCAACACCCCCGGTAACTAATCCAATGCGTCCGCTAATAGTCGGAGCAGTATAACTTGCAGCTGCAGTATCGCCCTTTGGCGCTGTTGTAGTGACAGATCCGCCCCACGCACTGTAACCACTAGGCGAGTTTGTAACAGCTAAATCAGCACCAGTACCTAAACCGTGGTAGTGAGCTGGTACGCTATGAGTATGGCTAGCAGATGTATGGGCATGGTCAATTGCACCACCACTACCTGCCAAGGTAGCGCCAGTACCACTAGCAGCTTTGCCGATTGGAAACCGTTGCCGCAAATCAGGTAGGCTAAAACTTGAGCCATCAACGGCACCATAGGTTGTTCCCAGAATGGCAAACAATTTGGCGTGGTCTGTGCGGCTTAGGCTGGTCCCATCGCAGATATAGAACGATGCAGGCGCGGTATTGGAATACCACAACAAGCCAGCCCCTATTGGCAATTCGCCGCCAAAAACTGGCATTAGGTGATCTCCGTCACGCGCATGCTACCTGTGGGCGAGCTGTCCCAAATGCCGTCAATAGCACCTGTA